TGCTCTGATTGCAACTGGTGCTGTCAGCTTAAACGTTGGCGATACCATCCAAATCGCAGGCGTGTTTGCTGTCAACCCACAGAACCGTGCAGCATACGGCACAAACAAGCTACGCAGCTTTGTTGTGACTACCGCTGCTGCCGGAACTGGTACAACGTTTAACGTAACGGTTTCGCCTGCTGTCATTACCGCTGGTCAATTCCAAAACGTGTCAATCCCGACCACTTCGGCTACCGCTGCTGTGACTTTCTTTAACAAGGCTGGTACTGTTTCGCCACAAAACATCGTGATGCACAAAAATGCTTTCACTTTGGCTTGTGCTGATTTAGAGCTGCCAGACGGTGTGCATTTCGCAGGTCGTGCCTCTGATAAAGAGCTAGGACTTTCGATCCGTGTTGTCCGTCAGTACACCATCAACAACGATTCGATCCCGACTCGTTTAGATGTACTGTACGGCTGGGCGCCCCTGTATCCCGAACTGGCCTGCCGAGTCGCAGCCTAATTTAGTGGGGGGTAAAAGCCCCCCGTTAATTAAAATCAAAGGAAATTATCATGTCGAATCCAGGCCCAGCAGTCACCATTAGCTCGCATCCACAGGTTGCGGGTACTAACCAAGCGTTGCGTTTGCTTGCATCGTTTCAAGGCGTTAACTGTAACGTTTTGGGCGATACCGTGTTGCCTATCATCAACACAAGCAGCTACAGCGTTTCTAACGTTATCTTTACCAACGCAAGCACAAGCCTAACAACTGCTGCTGCGGGACTGTTTACAGCCCCAGCTGCGGGTGGTACGGGTATTGTTGCAAACGCAGCGTTGTCGGCTCTTTCGGCGGCATCTGTTGTATCGCAACGTTCAGTAGCAAGTACAGCAGCTCAAGCAGGGCAAAATCTCTACTTTAACGTAGCGACTGCTCAAGGTGCTGCGGCAACTTGTGATGTGTTTGTTTATGGCTACGACTTGACGTTTAATTAATTAGTCAAAGCGTTAAGAAAGCCACTCAGTAAATTGGGTGGCTTTTTTTCTTAAAAAAGGATCATCATGGCTTACAACAGTCCATTTTCACCATTCGGGCCAACTTACTTAGTCGGTACGTCATCGGTGCAAGTACAATCAAGTAACGGCAATCAACCCACCAGTTATAGAGTTAAAAATATGCTGGGTACGACACAATACTTTTCATGGTTGCCACCACAGCCTAACAATGCAACACAAAGCATTACTGTGACTGCACCAACAGCGGGTAATCCATCTGCAAACACAATTGGTATGCTGCCGTATTCTGTCGAAATCTTTGGCGGATTACCTGGCAACGCATGGTTTGAAGCTGATGCGGCTGCTGCGTTTGAAATCACAGCAGGAGAGGGACTATGAGTTTGCGAGCCGTATCTTTGGGGACAAGTCCCGCAGTAACAAGCATTACTTCAGACGCTTTTATTCTAAGCTCTGCTGGCATAATTACCGAAGCAACAACGGCTCGCACACTTTCCGCAGGTGATAACGGTAAAGTCATTTACTGTACAAGCGGTTCTGCTACGACAATCACTTGTGCGGCAAGTTTAGGTAAAGGGTTTAGTTGCACAATTATCCAAGGTGGTGCGGGTAAGGTCACAGTCGCAGCTGGCGGTCAGACGCTTGTATCTTATTCGAGCTTGTTCAGTACGATGGGTCAATATGCGGTTGTAAGTGCAATTTGTCCTGTTGCTAATACTTTCCTGCTTGCTGGTAATTTAGGAGTCTAATATGGCAGTCACATTATCCAGTTTGGCAGGCGCAGCTGCACAATTCTTTGATAACAACGGTGTGCCACTTTCAGGTGGATTGATTTATACCTATCTTGCAGGCACTAATACGCCTGCCGCAACGTATACATCAAGCACAGGTTTAATAGCTCATTCAAATCCTATTGTGCTTGATGCAGCAGGGCGCATTGCAACTGGCGAGGTATGGCTAACGTCAGGAATAGCTTACAAGTTTATTGTTCAAACTTCACTTTTTGTTCAACTCGGCTCATACGACAATATTCCAAGCATTAACGACTTTACATCTATTTATGCTGATCTCGCAAATACAGCAAATCCCGCATTAGGAGATGCTTTAGTTGGGTTTAGACAATCAAACAGTTTGGGAAATTTAACTGGTTCTGTTGGTCGCACCGTTCACCAAAAATTGCAAGAGTCAGTAAGCGTTAAGGATTTTGGTGCTGTCGGTGATGGTGTGACGGACGATACCGTTGCTATTCAAGCTGCTATTGATTATGTCAATCTTAACGGAGAGGGTGAGTTACTATTTCCGTCTGGGAACTACATCATAACCTCTACTCTCATTATTAACCCATTAGGGGCGGATTCAATCGTACGGAATATTAGATTAGTCGGGGCAGGCGGAGATTTAGCAGGCGGGACAGGATTAATATATCAAGGGAATGTTGGTGGTTTGTTAGTAGTCAATAGTCCGTTGTTCTTTTCTTGCGAAGATATAAGTTTCAGAAACAATGTATCTGGGCTGGATTATGTAGTGTTGATTGACGCAGGAAATGAACCACAGCAAACAGGTCGTAACGTTTACTTTAAACGCTGCACGTTTTTGGGAGAATTTAATTCAATAGATACGGCTCAAGCAGATGTATGGGTTATCAACCAAAAAACGGTGTTGTTTGAGCAATGCAGGTGGGCTGGGGTTTCTGGATCAGGCACAGCTTTGCGGATTGGTGATAACGCATCAAGCAATGTTGACAAATTTTTTAGCGGTGCGTGTATTAATACAGATGTTCGCTCAAGCGTGTTTAACAAAGGTATAGATATTCGTAACGCTGGGGCTACTACTATCACAGCAACTCATTTTGATAACCCAGGCGCTGTGGCGGGGACTCCATCTAAGATTTTCTCAACTGGAGATAAGTTGATGGGAGGTGTCACAGTCGATGGTTGCACTTTTCTTGCTACTGCCTCACGCCCTGGACACGGTAGTTACACACCTATTGTGCAAGGTGACGGAGATGAAACTGTAGGCCCAGCGGCTATTGATGCGTTTTCTGTTCCAGCTATGTCAATTAGAAACTGTTTATTTCGAGATGCTTCGGTTGCCGTTCAAGTAACAAAAGGATACTCTAATTTTTTAGCAAATCAATTTACACGAAGATCAGCAGGGGGTGTTGGAATCCAGATTGATGCTGGGGTTGATAGCGTAACCATACAACCAGATAATAATTTTGAATCTCTTGTAGGAGAAGGTGGCACATCCATCTTGGACAACCGGACGCTACCATTTGCTCCGGTAATTGTTGCGGAATCCTTGGCAGCATTTATCACCCTTGTACCTGAAGTAAATACCACAATACTTTCAGCTTCCAATATTAAATTTCGTGGAGGGCTAATACGCATTAATTTTGCAATTACCCTTACAGTAAATGACACTAATTTATATCGAGCGAGGCTTACGGTCGACGGCATTGATGTGCTTAACACGACTGTTCTTAGGACGCTGACATCGGGAGATACTGATGTATTGCAACTTGAACGGATACTGCCACAAATTGCTGCGCCAAGTGGAGCAATAGTGCGATTGCAAGTGCGTCAGTTTGGCTCTGGATCTGGTTCGGTGGTGAATGAGGATAGTCCATCAACGGGCGTTACGTTCTTGCAAATTGAGGAATTGGATTGATAAAGGATTAACATGATCTTAGACTCTTTCAACATTCGACCAGAAGATTGTCGTGAAGATTACAAACCAAAAAAACATTGGTTTGTTCGTTTGTTTGAGGTATTAAAATGATTACTCCTTCATTTGGATTAACAGCAACTGAACGGGTCTTACCAAGGTTTACGCTTGACTGGACAACAGGTTCGCCCCAATCAGGCGTTGATGTTGATCGTGCTGGCGTGGCTACTTATGTAGATTTAAATGGCGTTTTGCAAGATGCTTCTGCTGACACGCAACGAATTAATTATTCAACAGGTATAGCGGGTTTATTGGTAGAAGAAGCAAGAACAAATGGCTTGCCCAACAATACAATGCAAGGTGCTGTTGTTGGTACGCCAGGAACGATACCTACAAACTGGAGTCTAATTCCTCAAGGGCTTACTCAAGAAATTGTGGCAGTAGATACTGTAAATGGTGTTCAATATATCGACATTAAATTATCGGGGACAACTACGGCGACAAATCCAAATATTTTATTTGTTGGCACTACAACAGTAGCGGCTTTGATTGGCCAAACATGGACAAGTTCGTTTTACCTTGCTGTTGTCGGAGGTAGCTTAACAAACATTACTGCTGTTCTTCATGTTATTAGTGAACGTAGCGCCGTTGGTACTTTAGTCGCTAATAAAAATGGTACAAACATCGGAGCAACTGGGGTTTTAACCAGATCATCTTTTTCAACAACTTTAACAGGTGTAACAACCGCATTTATTTATAGCGCGGTACGCCTATCAATCACATCAGGTGTTGCGGTTGACGTTACATTGCGTATTGGTTTGCCACAACTAGAGCAAGGCGAATTTGCTACAAGCGTTATTAAAACCAGCACGGTTGCTGTCACCCGTAACGCTGACGTAGCAACAATAACGGGGACAAACTTTAGTGATTGGTACATCGCAGGTGCTGGCGGCGTAGTTGTTCGTGTGTTGCCTTCTACCGTTTCAGGCACTCGGCCTGCTTTGCAATTTGACGATGCGACTGCTGATGAAGTGATTGCTTTGCGTGGTAACACAACAAACCCTGAGCTGGTAATTGTTAATGGTGGTTCACCACAAGCGCAAATTGACGCTGGCACTATCTCTGCAAACACAGCTTACAACCTTGGTGCGGCATGGAACACAGATAATTGTGCAGCTGCTGTAAACGGTGGTGCTGCGGTTACAGACACCTCGGCAACGATTCCAACAGTCACACAGGCACTTTTAGGCTCTGACGGTACAAATTATCTAAATGGAAACATTCAGACTTTGCGATATTGGCCTCAACGAATCATTAACGCTGAAGTTCAAGCGTTTTCAAAATAGGCGCATTATGAAAAACCTTGAACATCCCGCATACGCTCTTCTATTCATGGCAATCATTGGTTTGCTCACAGGCAATTGGTTTGCGGGTGCTTGTTTTGGATCTGCGTTTTTTGTGGGCCGAGAACACGCTCAAGCAGAGTATCGGGTAATTCAAAAGTTCTACGATGGTAAACGAGCGAATATGCCTTGGTACGGTGGGTTTGAATCCCGTGGGTGGGATATAAAAAGCATATTAGATTTTGGACTACCAATCATTGTCACAACAATTGCTTTGCTCATTATTAAATTTACGGGCTTAAAATGACAACGCCATTAGATATTATTTCAAGGTCGCTTAAAGATATTGGCGCACTTGAAGCGGGTGAAACACCGACAGCTGACGCAACACAAGATGCTTTCGAAATGCTCAATGATCTATTGGATCAATGGTCAAATGAAAACATGATGGTGTATTACCAGACTGAGATCATCTTTCCGGTAGTGTCTGGGCAGACTCAGTACACGATTGGCCCAGGCGGTCAGGTCGGCGCAATCTTTACAGGTTCTATTTCCGGTACGACTTTGACCGTGACAGCTATTGCGTCGGGTGCGATTGCTGTCGGGCAGACATTAAGCGGCACAGGGATTACAGCAGGCACAACGATCACGGGCTTTTTAACGGGCGCAGGCGGCAACGTTAACGAGATTGGTACTTACACAGTCAGCCTATCGCAAACGGCGGCTAGTACGTCTATAAACGCTTATTATCAACGTCCTACAAGCATTAACTCTGCGTTTGTCAGAATCAACACAAACTCTAATGGTGTGCCAATCATTAACGGGGGTTTAGATTATCCCGTTGCGGTTTTGGGGATTGACCAGTACGAGATGATTGGATTGAAAACGTTGTCAGGCCCGTGGCCTAAAGCAATTTATTACCAACCAACAGAGCTGCTAGGCAACATCTTTGTATGGCCTAACCCAAGTCAGGGTGAGTTGCACTTATTTTGCGATACACAGTTTGCCAAGTTTATGACGTTGACCAACACGATTAACTTGCCTCCTGGCTTTAATATGTGTCTACGTTGGTGTCTAGCGGAACGGCTCATGCCAATGTACGGAAAGACCAATACCACTCAGATTGCAATGATTAACGCTTTGTCGGCACAATCTAAAGCAGCGCTCAAACGCACTAATATGAAGCCTGCACCTGTTGCCCGATACGATGATGTATTGATAACGGGCAAGGCTAAAGATGCTGGTTGGATATTAAGTGGCGGATTTTATTAAGGATTGAAATGACTACTACAACATTTGTTGATGGCGTAACCGTCATTGAAGCACCTTGGTTAAACGATGCAAATAACGTTGTTTACAACGGTATATTTCAAACCAATAACGTGCAACTTGTTACGCCAACGTTAGGAACACCTGCGTCTGGAACGTTGACTAACTGCACAGGTTTGCCTGTAGCGTCGGGGGTTTCAGGTCTAGGTACAGGTGTTGCTACCTTTCTAACAACTCCATCAAGTGCAAACTTGCGAGCTGCGTTAACAGATGAAACTGGCACGGGTTCAGCGGTGTTTGCTACCGCACCAACAATTACAACGCCAACATTGACAGCACCTGTTTTAGGCACGGTTGCATCAGGCAATATCTCAGCGTGTACTAGTACTTCTATGGTGATGGTTACGCCAGTATTGGGTGCTGCAACTGGTACTAGTTTAAATACTACTGGCAACCAAACCATTACTGGCGCAGGTAAACAAGGCTACGCCACAGGTTCAGGCGGTGCTGTTGTTCAATCAAGTAGCAAATCAACGGGTGTCACGTTAGATAAGTCAAACGGTCAGATTACGATGGATGCTGCTAGTCTTTCGGCGGCAACAGTTGTTTCGTTTACGCTAACAAACAGCACAATTGAGGCTGGCGATATTATCGTAATGAACCATATATCAGGCGGCACATTAGGGGCATATATATTTAATGCTTCCACGGCGGCTGGGTCAGCATCAATTAATGTAAGCAATTGGACTGCTGGCGCACTTGCTGAAGCTGTTGTGATTCGATTCGCTGTGATTAAAGTTGTAAGCGCATAAGGGGTCGAAATGCCTGATTTTGGGTTTGTTGGGCCAAGCTACGAAGCACCTAGTATCTATCAAGATGCACAGGAATGTATTAACTTTTTTCCTGAAATTGACCCAATGAAGCCAAAAGAGGAACGAGGCGTTATTGCCTTGTATCCTACGGCGGGGCTTGTTCAACGAACACAGTTAGCAAATGCACCAGTTCGAGGGATGCGAGCATTATCTGGTGGACAGTATTTAATTGCAGTTGCAGGTGCAAATGTTTATTCAATCAATACATCTTGGCAGGCTACTTTAATCGGTACGCTTACCACAACCACAAATCCCGTATCCATTACCGACAACATAATGACGGGTAGTGGACTTACGGCTTATCTTGTCGACGGTGTAAACAGATATACATGGATTGCAGCAACTAATACGTTTGCGATTTTACCAGCCACAGACGGGGCATGGCAAGGGGCTACGATTTGCGACACAATTGATGGGTACGTTGTCTACAATCAACCAGGCACACAAAACTGGGCAAACACAGACTTAGATTCTCGATTATCTACTGCGGCGTTATACGGATCAAAAAATGGCGCACCTGATCCTATTGTTAGTTTGATTTGCGATCATCGACAAGTTTATTTGCTTGGCGAAAAGACTACGGAAACATGGGTAGACGTTGGCGGCACAATACCGTCGATTACAACTTTTCCGTTTCAAAGAATTAGCGGCGCAATGATGCAACACGGCGTTGCTGCACCGTTTTCAGTAGCTCGATTTGACGAATCAATTATGTTTGTTGGTCGTGATGATCGAGGGACTGCCACGATTGGCATGATTCAAGGTTATCAGTACATTCGACTATCAACTCATGCGGTTGAAAATACTTTGCAAGATGTTTACGTTGGAGACGCTATAGCCTTTACGCAGCAGCTCATGGGACATGAAATGTACGTTGTTACATTTCCAACTGCTGACTTAACGTGGGTTTTTGATTATTCAACTAAGCTCTGGCACAAGTGGCTGTCTTGGGAAAACGGTGAGTTTCATCGTCACAGGGCTAATTGCGGTGCTTTCTTTAATGGTGAAAACCTTGTTGGTGACTATGAAAACGGGTCAATTTACGAAGTTAACCTAGAGGTTTACACAGATAACGGCAACACAATTCGTCGAGTGCGGCGTTGCCCACATTTAGTATCTGACTTGCAAAGGTTTTATTTTCACGAATTACAGATTCAGTTTCAGCCTGGCGTTGGTTTAGTAAATAATATAAATCCCTATGCGGCAATTGCAGGGGTAGCGGTTGCTGGCGTTGCTATTGTCGGAACAGGAATATTTACCTCTGGCGTTGACCCACAAGCTATGTTGCGTTGGTCAAATGACGGTGGATCGACTTATTCAAACGAGCATTGGACAAGCATTGGACAGATTGGCGCATATAAGAATCGTGCAATGTGGCGCAGATTAGGTTACGCACGAGATCGAATCTTTGAAGTTGTGGTGACTGATCCGGTTAAGGCTGTGATTGTGAGTGCTAATTTAAAAGCCTCTAGTGGTGACAACTAATGGCTAATATTATCTTTCCGCAAAGCCCATTTTTAGATCCTATGGGCAGACCTGCAAGAGAATGGACGCAATGGCTGCAAAACCCTGACGTTCAAACACTTACGGCTGCTACTCTTAATGTTTCAAATGTAGTTTTGGATTTGCCGTTAGATGTTCAGTACGGGGGAACAGGTTTATCGACAATCCCTACAAATGGTCAATTATTGATCGGTAATGGTACGGATTACACTTTAAGCACATTAACGGCGGGTACTGGGTTAACGATTACAAACGCTGCTGGGTCAATTACGCCTAGAATTACAAACACAGGTGTCACGGCTGGCTCTTACGGTTCTGCATCGTCTGTTACGACTTTAACTGTAAACGCTCAAGGTCAATTGACGGTTGCGGGATCAGTAGCGATTGCAATTGCTGCAAGTCAGATTACCAGCGGCACGATTGCATCGGCTCGTATCTCAGGCTCGTATACAGGCATCACAGGCGTTGGAACGCTGACTGTTGGTACATGGAACGCCACAACAATCGGCACGGTCTACGGTGGCACAGGACTAACCAGTTACGCTACTGGCGATATTTTGTATGCGTCTGCTGCAAACACTTTGTCTAAATTAGCGAAGCCAACAGCCAACTCCTATTTAGCGATGACTTCAACGGGTGTGCCTAGTTGGAAGAATCCTAAATATGGCACGTTTTACAATACAACAACTGAAACCGTTGGCATCATCAATACGGCGTATCCACTTAATTTTGATACAACAGACTTGAGCAATGGCGTGACGGTTGCAACGACTGCTGCGGTGGTAACGGGCAGCATTGCACTATTTGTGTTGACTGTCACAGCGGTCACAAGCGGCACATTGTCGATTGGACAAGTCATTAGCGGAACAGGCGTGACTGTTGGAACTCGGATTGTTGCGTTTGTATCTGGATCGGGCGGTGTTGGTACTTATACGTTAGATAAATCACAAACTGTTTTAAGCACAACGATTTCAGCAACTAAGCAATCAAGATTA